TCTTTCGAAGAAGTCGGCGCTTAATAAAGGAGAGTACAAATGACAACATTTAACGTAGAGCGTTTCAAATCAGCTCTTACTAATGGCGGTGCTCGTCCCAACCAATTTGCGGTTCAATTGTCTTACCCAACTTATGTTGCTGGACAGTCGATCGCGGTTGCAAGATCACCCTTCTTAGTAAACATTGCTGAATTACCTGGACAAACAGTTAACCCTGCTATTGTTCAGTACAGAGGTCGTGAAGTAAAGTTCGTTGGCGATCGTATCTTCCAACCATACACAATCACAGTTCTTAATGACGCAGAAATGTCCGTTAGAACAGCGATTGAACAGTGGATGGGTGGTATGGAAGACCTTGCAGGTAAGTTCGGTAGATTACAGCCTTCCGAATATCAGCGTGATATCGACGTCTATCAATTAGATAGAAACGGTAACATTCTCAAGTCTTATAAACTTGTAAATGCTTTCCCAGTCGACCTCTCACCTGTTGCATTAGACTTCGGTGCTAACGATCAAATTTCACAGTTCACTGTGACATTCCAATACCAACACTTCAACACATCTAGCAACCCGCTTGGTGGTATCGTGAATTTTGGTGGTATTTTTAACCGCAGCTAATCACATTGAGACAAATACATAATGGCAATTAATCTTTTCGGATTTACAATTGGGCGTGAGGATAAGCAGCAGGAGTTAAAGAGGCAATCCTTTATAACTCCTATGTCAGATGACGGAGCAACCACGGTTTCGGCCGGTGGTTACTTCGGCACCTACGTAGACATCGATGCATCAGCTAGGTCAGAGGCCGAGCTGATTTCTCGTTACAGAGAAATATCTAATTACCCAGACGTAGATACCGCTATTGAAGAAATTGTAACAGAAGCTATCGCTGCAGTTGACAGTGAGGCTCCAGTAACTCTAGACCTTGATAGTCTGGAGCTTTCTGATAGTATAAAGAACTCTATTCATGCTGAGTTTGATGAAATCCTTTCTATGTTGGATTTTAAAGACAAGGCACATGATATCTTTAGAAGATGGTACGTTGACGGTAGAGTATACTATCAAAAAGTAGTTAATCCTTCTCAGATGAAGAAGGGCATTCAAGAACTTCGCTTTGTTGATCCCCGTAAGATCAGGAAGCTAAGAGAAATTAAAAAAGAAAAGAACCAGCAGACTGGTGTTGATATTGTATCGAAGATCGAAGAGTTCTACGTATACAATGAAAAGGGACTTACACAGTCCATGACATCTGCTCCTGCTACGGGAACATCTGGTATTAAGATCAATGTGGACGCAATTGCATTCTGTCCATCCGGTCTACTTGATTTAGATAAAAACATTATGCTGGGTTACCTGCATAAAGCAATCAAGCCAGTTAACCAATTAAAGATGATGGCAGACTCTTTAGTCATTTATAGACTAAGTAGAGCACCTGAGAGAAGAATATTCTATATTGACGTAGGTAATTTACCTAAGTTAAAAGCCGAGCAGTACATGAAAGATATCATGGCTCGCTATAGAAATAAAATTGTTTATGACTCCAATACTGGTGAGATCAAAGACGATAGAAAATTTATGACCATGTTGGAAGACTTCTGGTTACCAAGACGCGAAGGCGGAAGAGGTACAGAGATTACTACACTTCCAGGCGGTGAAAACTTAGGTCAGATTCAAGATATTGAATTCTTTCAGAACAAAGTATACCAGGCTCTTAATGTACCTGTTTCTAGATTCCAACAATCGTCAGGTTTCAACTTTGGACGGTCGGCAGAAATTTCTAGAGATGAATTAAAGTTTGCAAAGTTTGTAAATAGATTAAGAAGAAAATTTAGTGTACTGTTTGACGATCTTCTTGAAACCCAGTTAGTACTCAAAGGTATTATTACTACTGAAGACTGGGCAATGGTTAAGAGAGGTATCGACTATAAGTATGCACACGATCAGTATTATCAAGAGATGAAAGAAGCGGAGAACCTTAGAAATAGGGTTGATGTTCTTAATCAAATGACCCCTTATGTAGGTACGTACTTCAGTAAGGCGTATGTACGTAAGAAAGTGCTTAGATTATCTGATGAAGAAATTAAAGCAATTGATAAAGAGAATGAAGATGATCCAATGCAATTGCAACCTGGTATGCCTGGAGCAGATCAATTCATGCAAGCCCAACAAATGGACCAGCAACAACAAGATCAACAACAAGCACCAGCAGATCAGGGTCCTACAGAGCAAGAAGCCGCTCTCAATAGATCTGGTCAATGACGTATAAATAATGTATAGGAGAATATATGGAACAATCTGAAGTTATCGCAAAAATGGTAGATGATATTTTAGCAGACAATAATGTCGATGCTAAGGATGCTTTTGAAGAGCTTGTTCAAGCTAGACTCACTGATGCTCTTGATGTAAAGAAAAAAGAAATTGCAGCTTCTCTTTATGATAAAGAAGAAGTTAAACAAGAAGAAGAACCAGCGTAATGAACGAAGGTATTTTTACAGCATCTGCTTCTAAGCAGAAGAAAATTTTTAGCAGCGTAACAAAGGCTAAAAAAGAAATCTTTAAAAATGCCTCAGAAACAATTCCAGCTGTAAAAGAAGAAAAACAAATGACTTCATTTCAACAACTAAGATCGTCTCTCGAAGAAAAAACTCTCACCCCAGCTGAGAAGACTAAAAGAGAAGAGATTGCTAAAGCCATGGAGCGTGAAACTCCAGGAATGCCAATGGCAAAGAAGATGGCTATTGCAACTGCACAAGCAAAGAAAGTTACTGAAGCTGAAGATGCTCGCGAGTATGACTATGAAGGTGACATGTCTAAGAGCCAGTTGCGCTCTATTATAGCTAATGCACAAGCAGTGCATGATATGCTTGAAGATAATACAAACATGGCAGAGTGGGTACAGAGTAAGATTACCCTTGCTGCTGACTATATTAGTACTGTTGCAGATTATATGCAGAGTGAAGTTAACGAAGCGGTATCTGTTAAAAAAGCTAATTATTCCTGGGGTAAGATGATGACCGTTCATCACGGTGCAAGTACATCTTATCCTCTTCACCCTGAACACCAAAAAGCAATTGCTAAGTTAGGTGACGGTGAAAAAACATCATTTAAGGATGAAACAAACACCCATGTAGTTGCTCGTCGCGACGGGGATAAAGTTCATCTTACACAACCTAAAAAATCTAGTACGATGACTACAGTTGCACATAGTCATTTTAATGAAGAGGTGGTTGTGGAAACTAAAGGTGCACCTAAAGGCTTTCACTTTACTAAAGATGGTAAGATGAAGCGCGGGGATGCTAATCAAGATGGTAGCGGGGGCCCTATGCTTCGTTCTGATCCCCTTGATAAGCAGCGCAGTAAGGTACCTGCAGTTTCAGAAGCTGAAAACCCATGCTGGGATGGCTACAAAATGCTCGGTATGAAAGATAAAGACGGTAAGAAAGTACCTAACTGTATTCCTGAAGAGCAACATTATTGTGCTAAGCACGTTTACTCAAACATGTTCGGTGAAGGTGAAGTTGTTGAAGGTCTTCATGCAGAACCTGATGAAAACGGTAACGTTGAATGGTACGCTGTACAGTTTAATGAAGGTATCAAAAAAGTCTTCACAGAAAATTTAGAAATCATGATTGCAGAATTCCATGGCAATCATAAAAAGAAAAAGAGAATGACAAATGGCTAATGCAAGAACTCTAAAGGTAACAGCTAGACAGTCTGCTTTTGCAGTTGTCGGTACCGGTACAGCAACTATTTCCGCTTATGATATGGTACATAGCACTCAGACACTTGACGCCGCTAATGCCGTATTTACAATAAGCGATATTGTGTATGATGTTAATAACGCAGCCAATATTACAAGAGGTGGAAATCTTATCTTTGCTTGTAATGCTGGACAGAACGAAATTAATCTTACCGACTCTGTTGGTGCTGTTCTGAACGATAAACTTACATCTAACGTTATAGTTAATCTTGGTGCTTCTGAAGGAACAATGATTATCCAGTTTACTAAAGGTACTGGATTCAACGACCAAGATCGTCAAAATCAAGGACCAGGATCACTATAATGAGACTCATTACCGAAATAACACAAGACGTACAGTACCTAACTGAGAATAAAGAAGATGGTACAAAGAGCACCTTCATTGAAGGTATCTTTATTCAGACAGAAAAAGAAAATAAAAATGGTCGCATGTACCGTAAAGGTATCATGGAAAAAGAAATTGCTAGGTATCAAGACCTAATCAATGAAAAGCGATCATTAGGAGAACTTGGTCACCCACCAAATCCTCAAATTAATTTAAATCAAGTTTCACACCTTATTACCGGGTTGCGTTTCGAAGGTAATGATGTGTATGGCAAAGCCAAGATCCTTGATACACCAATGGGTAAGATCGTAAAGAACTTCATTGAAGAAGGTGTTGGTCTTGGTGTATCATCTCGCGGTCTCGGTTCGCTTAAAGAGGTAAATGGTATTAATGAAGTACAAGATGACTTTCATCTTGCAACCGTAGATATCGTTGCCGACCCTTCCGCACCGGATGCCTTCGTGCAGGGCATTATGGAGTCTGCTGAGTGGGTACTTGAAAACGGGGTTTGGAAGGCCGTTGATATTGATAGAGCTAGAAATTTAATTAAAAAGACTTCTAAGAATAATCTTAATGAACAAAAGTTAAGAATATTCCAAGCCTTTTTGGGCAGTATCAAATAATTCAACATTATAAATAATAACGTAAACATACTCTTAGGAGATCAGGATGTCAGTCGAGCAAAAAATTAAGGAACTGTTAAGTCGTTCAAAAGGCGGTGAACAGTTGACTGAAGAGTCTGCGGAAAATCTTAACTCTGGTAGTTATGGTAGTGCTGGTGTATCAGCAGCAAGTAATGCTAAGAAGGATACTTCTAAAGCTGGAGTTGCAGCTAATGCCGGCGATACCACACAACCAAAGCAAGGTGATTCCCAAGAAGCTTCAATCGAAAAATTAGATGATATGGAGCCAGGTAAAACTGCTGCTGCTAAAGCATCTAAAGAAACAAATCCCCTTCCAATGAAGGGCGATGCTAAGTCTGTTAAAACACAGGCTAGCGAAGAAGAAGAATTAGAAGGCGAAGTTATCGCTGAAGAAGAAGAGCAAATTGATCTACAAAGTCAGCTCAACGCCATCTTCGGTGAAAATCTTTCCGAAGAATTTAAAACCAAAGCAACATCAATTTTTGAAGCTGCGGTTATTGCTCGTGTAAACAACGAGATGACAAAAGTGACAGATAGATTGGAAGAGCAAGCTGCTACCCAACTTACTGAGCTTAAAGAATCGCTAGTTAACAAGATTGACGGCTACTTGAACTACGTAGTCGAACAGTGGATGGAAGAAAATTCATTGGCTGTTGAATCTGGATTAAGAACTGAAATTGCTGAAGACTTTATTACTGGTCTAAAAACTCTCTTTAAAGAGCACCACATTGAAGTCCCAGAAGACAAGTATGACGTTGTAGTGGAATTCCAAGACAAAGCAGAGACTCTTGAGTCTAAGCTTAACGAATCCATTACTGACAACATAGCTCTAACTAAAGAACTAACTCTGTTAAAGCAGACAAAGATTTTAGATGAGAATACAAAAGACCTTGCTGATACTGAAGCTGAAAAGCTAAAGAAATTAGTAGAAGGTATTGAGTTTGAGACAGAGGACTTATTTCGTGAAAAGGTAACAGTTATTAAGGAAAATTATTTCCCTAAAGCTGCTAAGACTTCACCTGAGCAAGTACTCGTTGAATCCAGCGGAACAAATACAGCTGCCTTCGATGATAATATTATGAATAAGTACGTTCAGGCTATATCCAGAACAGTCAAATCACGTTAATTTATAAATAAACAATAGTTTCCACAACAAGGAGAAGGTAATGTACCTATCAGAATCACTACAGGAAAAATGGGGCGCTGTTCTTAACCACGCTGACCTACCTCAAATCAAAGACGCCTACAAGCGTTCAGTAACATCGGTACTTCTAGAGAACCAAGAAAAGGCTCTAATGGAAGATCGTAACATGCTTAACGAAGCATCTCCTGTTAACAGCATTGGTGCTGGTGACATCGGTGTTTCCAAGTATGATCCAATCATGATTGGTCTTGTACGTCGTGCAATGCCTAACCTAATGGCATACGACATCTGCGGCGTTCAGCCAATGACAGGTCCTACAGGTCTAATCTTCGCAATGCGTTCCACATACGGTAATGCTCGCGTTGCTGCTGATCTAACAGAAGCTCTTTACAACGAAGCCGATACAGATTTCTCTTCATCTGGCTTTGACGCTGCTTATGCAGGCACACCAAAGAATGGTACGCATGTTGGTTCTAACCCAGTAAGCGGTACTTATACAACTGGTGGCGGTATGACAACTGCTCAAGCTGAAGCCTTAGGTGACAGCGCTAGCAACTCTTTCGGTCAAATG